CCCGCCTCTATCTCGCGTATGCGATTTAAGCACGAAGCATAAGCTGGGCGATAACCAGAAGCGCCACAATATTCAAGGTAAAAAGCATTGTCCCCTTGAGCAGAAGCTTCAACAGGGTAAATTGCTGTATCGACGAATGGCACTATTTCTATACGATTATTCATTGAATACTCATTGTTTGTTTCGGTATGGTCATTTTATTAAGCGACAGTAGGGGTTTAAATAGATGCGGTTTGATAGCCATAATTAACTCCAACTACCCCAAACCAAACTCTTGCCTTCCGTCTCATATCTTGAGCTTGCTTTTGACACCAAGATTCTTATCTTGGCTTCAGTCAAAAACTTGCCGATTCGTTGAACAATGTCCTCAGTCGATAGCATTGAGTTGTTTTTAAATGCAGATAGTCCAAACTGAATTGCTTTGGAGCCTGCAAATTTTTCGTCTTTTCCTAATTTTTCCACCTCAAGCGCAATGTGATTTATCCCCTCATTAATGCGGCAGACAAAACTATTGTCTGTGATCTTGAATTTGCCATTTGCTTTCTGATTGACAATAAAATCAAAAACCACACATTTGTTAGGGTCGTCACCGACGCTAACAAGATGGATGGATCTAGTTGTAGAAAAGTCATGGCTCATGTATGAACCGCCAGTTTTAAGCCTGATCATGACCACGCACCCCACTTGGAGCCATAGCTTTCTTGGATACGTTTCGCTTCTGATGCTTTTGATACTGGCACAGTCGGCATTGCGTATTGGTCATCCATAACCCCAAAAAGGTATTCAAGGTAGTCATCTGCCAAAAATTGACTTAATGTCGCCTTCATTATTCTGTTTGCGTTAAATTCGATCATATGTGGTCTTCTCACCACAATTTCGTGTGCGCAAAGGTCTCTAAATTTTCCAAATAGCGTGTTTGCCAATTTGCGTTCTTCAGGCGTGTGTGAGGTGTAGCCTTTTGATTTTTTCTCATCAATCACTTTTGAAAGATGCTCTTTGGCTGAGCGCGCATCCTTAAAAAGATAAACCACTTCTTGAAACCGCCCGGATAACTTCCCGTAATATCCTCTAACCCAACCCGCGCCAGTTTGGGTGTTATACGCATGGATAAGCATATAATCTTTGCCGCCCGAACTTGAGTCACAGATCATGTATTCAACCATTTCGATTTTAAGGGTCATTTGATCGCTTCCTATCTTGTAGTTACATCGCCAGAAAGGGTTTCAATATCGCCCTTGATCACACGCGCTCGAACATCGCCAGTAACGGTCTCAATATCACCAGTAACGTCGCCACAAGTCACGTTGCCCGATACTGTGCTAATGTCGCCCACATTGCCTTCAATTCTGACATTTCCACTTGTAGTATCCACTGAATCACAATCGCCATTTATCACAACTTCAATTTTTGGCGAAAGGCCCTGAACGCAACCTCCATCAATGAAAATGCCATCGTCTTGAATGACCACGTTTGAGCCGTGATAACTTTTACCATTGATCTTTATTTCAGATGGCTTTCTGTTAAATAATTTAAGAAACCTTTGAATCATTTTTTGACTCCATATTGTAGCTTGAGAGTTACCGCGCTCATTTCATTGACGACAATTGCCGATCTGTAGAGTGAGCGCACCATTTCTGGTGGAATTTCATTAGGGTCTTTGCCGGGAGGGAGGATGGCTATTCGTACAGTGATGCCACATTTACGAACCATTAGAGCTGCTTCGATTGCATCTTGAATTGCTCGTCGCTCTCCATCCCACATAAAGGTCAAGCGTTGCAAACCAGCCTCTTTGAGCTTTAACAGTTCTGCGAATTGTGTTTCTTCATCGCCGTATGAAAGGTGTTTACCGAACGAACCAATGACACCGACATTGCAAAGTGCGTCATCTTCTGAAAAGGCTTGATGTATAGCCATGACGTCAAAAGCGCCTTCACCCATCGCAATATCTACGCATCCATACGCGTTATTACCGTTGTAAAGAAAGGCAGCTGTAGACGCATAACCTGAAGGAAAAAGATATTTCTTCTCAGCTAAGCCTGTAATGTCACGCCCTTGATACGAAACTAATTTTCCATTCAGATCTCGAACGGGAATGATGATGCGGTTATCAAAACTTTGGCGCTTCTTCTGACCGAATGAATCGATGTAAGAAAAAGAACCCTGCTGACAAAAACGCAGACCAAAAGCTTTAGCCGTCTCGATGCTAATGCCTCGATCAGCTAAATACTTCAAATTGTGAAGCTTTGAGTCTTTACCGAGAATGGGCAACTCAAACGAAGCTGGAAAGTGCAGATTTCCCAACTTTGGTCGCTGGACTTCTTGTTTATGCTTCGGTTGCCAACCCTGCTCCCTTGCAACGACCTTGATGTGTTCTGCAATTTCTTTATTGGTTAAATTGCCAAGCTCAGCTTTAATAAATGACCATTTAGAGAATTTAGCCTCACAGTCACCATGAAAGCAGTTGCCCAAACCTGTCGTGGCCCCAATGTAGACCTTCCAATTCGCGTTACCGCAAACAGGACATTCCTTCAAGTTCAGCTGCACACCATTTCGACCACGAGTAACTTTATACTCAACGCCTTCACGATTTAGCCAATACTCAATATCAATGTGGTCGAGTATTTCGCCAAAATCTTCTTTTGACGGTTGGCCACTCATAATTTCACCCTTAAAAAATCACATAAGTAAATGTTAATGAATAAAAATAGGGGTTACTTGAACCCCTATCTGGCAATGTCAGTTATGACTCAAAGATCAAACTTAGCGCCCCGCCACAACCGCAATGCCTAGCATGACCTGCACAAAGATGAGCCAGATTTCAGTGATCTTTTTTGACTTTCGCATTTAGTCCACCCTTAAAATTCTCTCGATGAACTTCATACGAGATAAGTCTTGCTTAATAACGATTGTGAAACCTGCTTCTTGGTTACGTGATGCAGCAAAATACAACCGCGCTTCACCGTTTTGACGCTCTTCTTCGGTTTTGTTAATCGAAATCATCAAATCCACGATACGCACTTTGTTAAAGTCGTCTGCTACGTGTTCTGCTTTGGCTACCGTTTGTTTACTACCATCACGATTCGATTGAGTCGCGGTTAGAACAGCGGCATTTTCTTCAAAGGCGATTGCACGAAGATCCACCCAGACTTGCTTTGAGTTTTCGATTGGGTCTGATGTGCGGTAATTCGGCGCCATAATGTCTGCATAATCGACTACGATTAAATCGAAAGTTATTGGCGGTCGAATTGTTCCATCCGGGTTACGAGCTGCACGCTTGTAAGACTGAATGAGATTTCGCAACTGATTGCCAGTCAATGTTCCTGATGCGTATTCATGAATACGCAATTGACCAGATTCTTTAGCGAGCTTCTGAATTTGTTGCGCAACATCATTGGCTTTCACGCCAAGCTCTTTCATCATGGTGTCTGTAAGCGACGCATCAAAACGATCCGCAATGATATTTGCGCCCACTTCTAAGGTTGCGTACAAAACGTTAAAACCTAACCATGAGGCAATTCGAGCAAAGTGAATTAAAGCTGTAGTTTTACCTGACTTTGGCCCACCCAAGAACGCATATAACTCTTTGCGCCCCCATCCTCGATGATATAAAAGCCCATCTAAACGAGGGTCGCCCGTCGATATACCCTGTGGAGGAAGAACGCCACTCACCTTCTCTATGCGCTCAACGGTACGTTGCTGGATGCGATCATGAGCAAAGAAGTCATAACCCGCGCCATCTTCATTAATACCGACAGCAAGCGCTTCTTCAATGACAGGGTGAATCGCTTCGACTTTACCTTTGTTAAGTAGATCGACCGCCTTCAAAATTGCAGTTTTCATCGCGAATGTGCGAGCAAAATCCACCAATTTTTCTTCGACAAATTGACGGTTAGATAAGTCTGCTAACTGAACGTCTTTAGCTGCTTGAATAACAAGTGGCGTCAACTCTCTACGAATGGCCCGCTTCGTTATTCTTTCTTTCAGCTGAGCGATTAAAGAAGCGTTATCTGGAGCGCAGTTGTATTTTTGAAAGTGGTCTAATGCGACCGCAACCAACTGTCCTAGCCCTTCGTTTACGAAAAACTCAGGTTTTAACATCATGGCTGATCGACGCAAAAATTCACTATCACGCAAAGAAAGCGCTGCTATCTTCAACTGAAAAGCATCGTCAAACTCAAATTGATCTGTTACTGGCTGTTGTGCTGTGGCGGGCTGAGCCGCCGCAGTACTTTGAACTGACATAGTTACACCTTAGCTTGGTCTTGGTGCAGTTGTCACCGCAGTAATCGGTGAGAACATTACCAAATTGTGTTTAAAAATCACTCGCACAGTGTAGGTTTTGCCGTCTTCATTCGGACACTCAAGCGAAATCGTTTCTTCATCTGAGGTTCGAATGGTTCCCGTGTACGTCATGCCATTGGTCAACGTCACTTCGATTGGACTTTGAGTCTCTTGTAAGTTGAACAAATATTTACGATGACCAGATAAGAAAGTTTTTTTGCTCTCTGTCTGATCATTACTAAAGATTCCCTTTCTCCACTCTTTTTGATCACGGAAACCATGACGCAATGTACCTTTTGGATGGTTGTAAGGGTGACGAAACTCTAAAGTGTCAGTAACCACAGGCGGCATAGCGGAGTTACCTACCGCAAATCGCTCTTTTATGTATGGGTTTGGCACTTTCTGATCAATCGCTTGCCCGAATTCCTCATCAGGTTCGTTTTGCATCATCATACGACCATATTGTGCTTGAGAAATCATCTCATCCTGAGTATTCCAACCTTGAATCATATATAGTTCCTTCTATATTAAATACCCAATTAGTATAGTCAGTACTGACTGACTATTAAAAGAAATATTTAAATGAATTTAGCTTCATTGATCGCCTCCTGAACAATGTCAAGATCAAACTCAGCAATGACCCTCTCGATTCTCAAGCACTCTTTCTCATAAAGACAATAAGACAAAGCATATTGAGGTAAACGTTTACGCTTAATTTGCTTAATCAAATAGTCCTCATAATCACGTTGAACTACACTGTTTGAGTAGTTTGCGACGTTGAAGTAGGGGCTACAAGCGTATTGAGTTACCGCCTCACATGTTTCCAACCAGTCTGCATACACTTTTTCGAACAGCTCTTCATTTTTAAGCATTGATGGGCGTGGTGGCATAATTCGACCGTTATAGATCATCTTATGCAAATGCTTCATTGCACTTGTAAAAAAGAACTCATATCTCATGCCGCAAGCATCTACCATTTGTCTTAAACGCCAAATTGTATTTCGCTCTTGAGTTGAGTCGAGAAAATCAACGTACTTACGCATTGGCTTTACAAAGTCTGCCTGCTCGCAGTTGATGTTTTGACGCCAAAAGTTTTTGTAAGCTTCGCTGTACAAGTGGAAAAAATAATAAGTGGCCATAAGTGGGTGCATGATTCTGTAATCAAACCACTTCTTATTCATCAGCTCTGTTTCAACTTTGAGATCCGCACGTTTAATGTTGCTTATAGTGAGGATTTCATAATGCTCAAATCGGAGATTGCCGTACAAGAACGGCGGCAGGAAGTTTAGAAACTTCGACTTGGGTGAACTTGGGTGCATCCGTGTGAATCACTATTAATAAATATTAACTAAGAGAGATTATATAATTAATATAGTGATCGCGGTATTCATTCCCAAGTGCCCAAGTCGCGGAATACAAATGTTGCCAGCGGTATTAAAATGGCAACTCTGGGTCGTCGTCATTGTTCGGTAGCAATTTGCTTGGATCTCCGCCGCCTTCGTTATCGTCCTCAAGTTCTTCTTGCTCAGGCTGTTCACCTTCAGGCAGCGCTTTCAATTTATGACTAAAAGAATAGCCGATAGTTGCTCTCTTTTCCCCTCTTACAACTTCAAAGTCCATTTCAATATTAGTTTTACTTGTGACTTCTTTGACGGACTTTTTAATTACTTGAGCTGTGAAAAACTTTAACTCTTTTGGGTCGGAATATTCATTGTCTGGCACGCCTAAGAAGTTTTTCATATAGCTAACTGTCAAGTCTGGCGTTTTGCCGCTTTTGCGCCACATCATCATTAGTTCATACATCCTAATCGAATGCATGGATGACAACCGACCAATATGTCGTAGGTTGTAATAAGTAAAACTTTTGCGAACATTCGCCAGCAAAGGAAGTACTGTTGTAGAAAATAGAATTTCAACACATTTTAACTCGTCGTTATAACGAGCGTCTTGTACCCAGTTAATACCACCTACCCAACGGCCGGGGTCTGATTCTGTTTTAAGTCTTTTGTATTTCAACTTGGCATTAAGTAAATCATCGGGCGCATCTTTAATTGCTTTATACGAACCCGACATGTCCGAACTTGAGCCATATAAATTGTGATAATCATGCGCTGTAATGCGAATGTAAGTATTCTCGCCAGACTTTAGCATGTTTTCTAAGAACTTGTCCGTACCGGCTAATAATATAAGTCTATAAGCGATGACTGATACATTAAAAAAATGAGCCTGTGTTAAGTTATTGTGTTTCTTAACTTTTGGATTGCTTTTAACAATAGAGGACATATATTCCCTAACTTCCAATGATCACCAAGTACTGATGAAAAACTTAACTACCGAAATATTTTGTTTTGGCGTCATTAAGCCTACATTTGATAGTAATAAGTGTCAAAACCAATTTTTTAAGACTCAATCAGCTAAATATTAACCAACTTACCCACAAAAACTGTGGATAACCATGTTGATAACCACTGTATTTGGTGGAAAAAATGACTACCAAACTTTGGAATTTTTAACTACCGAAATTGGAATTTTTAACTACCGAAAATTTAAAAAACGGAATTTTTAACTACCGAAAACGGAAATAGTAACTACCGAAAACAAGCTGAAACCTTTGCTACAAAAAGCTTTGAGGCATGTTCTATAAGTTATTATAAAATACCTACGGTATAGTATATAAACACTAGACGGTGTTTGATCATATGCAGGCATGTGATCTTATGAATAAATTTAAAATTTGAATTTAAATTTATTATTATAAAAAATTCCGCTTTGCTACATGTTATAGCAGGTTTAAAAATTTTAAATTTAAATTTGTTTAAACGTGTATCCATTTTAAAGTTTAAAACGCTCTAAAATCGTTTTTAAGCCCTGTTTATGAAAAATCGGTAAAGTTTATCAATCATCTTAAACAAAGCTTAAATTTGAGAAATTAGAGCGTTTTAGCAGGGTATTTTAAGCAAGCTTTACACTCACTTAATTTTTTCACTGTGGATAACTGTTTCAGCTTGTTGTTTTGCTTTCTTGGTTGCATCGTTAGAACCAAGCAAGTAACTCCATGCACTCACAATTACAAGAAGAACAACAACAAGAAAAACTTTGAGGGGTTTTGTTCCTTGAAGTAAGTGCATAGATTAAGCCTCTGAAACACTCGTAACAGAAACGATTTTTAGGACTGGTAAATCGTATCGGTGAGCAGCTGGTTTACTTGTTTTGCCATACCACATAAAGGCTTCAAAAGCCGAAACGTCATATACTGCAAAACAAACTTTATTTGACTGATTACCACCTAAGCAAATTAATTTACCAGTAGGTGTTTTACCAACAACGAAAGTTACATGGCCACCGCCCTCTCTTGATTTTACCGCAACACACCCATAACAAGGCTTGTCTAATTTGACTCCGCCTTCTTTGATGTATTCAAGTGCGGCATACCAGTTGAAAGGATAAAAGCCTGGTGGGGCCTTTGTTCCTGATTTATAAGTTTTGGAACGCGAGTTTACACTTCCTCTTTGAAATCCCGCCGTTTGGAGACAGTGCGCAACGAATGTTCCGCACCATGCAGTTTCATCGTCAAGCCAAGAGGACTTTAAGTCCTTCAGCCATTTGATGATTGTCTGGTTGTGTTTGGGGCCGGCGATTTCAGCCAACCCTATGTGACGGCGAGCCTCTGCGATCCACGGTAATTCTGGATTTGCACTCATTATTCAACTCCTTTGATTTTTCGCACAAACTTGGCTTCTAACAAACGAATGAACTCTGAACCCAAATGCCCAGCTAGACCTGTACAGATTGCTGTCATAAATCCGGCAACTTGGAATTGAGCGCACAACAACCAACACAAAAGACCGGCAAATCCACTCATTGATAAATGAATTGTTGCGCCGATAAATGTTGGTTTTTCACCCGCTTGAACTTTGCCCAAGTAGTTGACAATGCCTCCCCACATTGCCGTGATTGCAGCTAACAGGACGTGCCACCACTGGACTTGATCGGTGCCTGTGCTGAATGGGTCTGTCATAATCTTCACTCCTTGAAGTTGAGTGAATTATAAGCGGATTATTGATTATTTGTAAGTCAGTAGTGACTGAATATATTGCTATTTAAATTGATTTGTATTAATCATGAACTTATATTTTATTAAATTGAGTCAGTAAGTAGTGACTTATGAATTTATTCTGGTTAAAATCAAATCTCCGTAAAACTCATTCATGGATGAATATTGAGTATGAAAACTATCACTCGCGAGGAAGCGAATTTAACAACTTGGTTGCTTGGTCAAGTAAGTTTGGTTGAGAGTCAAACAGGACGAAAGGTTGAAAAGTTGGAATTAACATATGACGGCGTTACCGGCGAGAATGGCATCAATTTAATTCTCGAAGAGCAACCAACGGCTTCAGTCTAATTGCCCTAGAACGAAGCCAATAAAAAGCCCACATTGCGTGGGCTTTTTTATTATGAGTCACCGCCGTTTTGCTTGAGGTGATCTTCGAACTCTTGATCGTGTATTTTGTCGTAATTTACAGGATCGTACACACAACCAGTTAGAACGACCAACACAGCAAGAGCGGCAATCAATTTTTTCATTAAAACAGCTTTCCTTTTAACGCAAAAGATTTGCATTAATTATACCGAGAAGTTGTCATTTCTGGAAAAATAATTAAAGGCAAATAATTGTTATACCTAAATTATTTGCCGAAATGATCAAATCAGCGTGACAGCTTCTACTTCCTCTTTAGTGGTAGCTTCGGCGATCTTTAAGCGAGCCTTTCTGCCGAGTTCATGAAGTTTATTTACATGTTGAGCTAATGCCACTTGTAGGTTTTTTAACTGTTCAGAGTTTAGCAAAATGGTTGAGTTGTCTTTGGTTGTCCACTCCACTTCCAGTCCAAGCGCCGCAGCTGTAGCTATGCGACTTTGAGACGCGATGTCTGAGTCGAAAGTATGGCCATTAAACTCAAAACCACCAAATTCGAGTTGATTGCGCTGAAGCTTAATCTTGTTCCATTTTTCTTCTTTGACTTGATCGAGTGATCTTGGATCAGACCACTTCTTAGCTGTGTAATCAAATTCATGCACTTCACTAGGTTTTTCACCTATGCTTTCCCAACTTTCGGTTTCGAAGTTCCACCAGTCACTAGGACTGGTGGGTTGCTTCTCGGTATATTTCTTTCCTTGAGTGTTGAGTTCGAGTATTTCATTTGACCCCGTAAATGAGGCAATGCATTTACCCTCATCGGAAATGACATATCGAGTTCTCATTATTTTTTAACCTCCGTGATTAAAATAAGAGCGTTTGTAAACTCAATCTCGTTGTATCGACGCGCCATGTCCATTGCGTTATCCCGTCCCCAGTTGGTCGTTCTTCTGAGCGTTGCCTTGTAGACGTGTGTGCCAGCCGCAGGTCTGTCTAATGTCGTAAACATCGAACCAGCCATTGTGTTCATGGTGTATACGACAATATTGTAAAGAACATCATAAGAACCACCTTCTGTCCAAGATCTATCCTTGAATACTTCAGTGCTTTGAATCCACGGCAAGTTGAAGGTTTTAATCAAGGTGTCATCACGGTAAATATCTAGGTAGATTTGTGGGCTGGAATATTTATTCCAAGCGTACAAAAATGGCGAAACATCAATTTTCACAAAGTTTGTACCCGAAGTGACTACCGTAACCTGACAGGCATCAAAGGTTGAACTACTAGGCGTTAAGATCTTGCTGGCTTGTGTATTTTCAGCAACAGTTGCCACCGTAATTGCATTGTCTTTGATTTTGATCGTATCGACCGTTAAATCGGCAATTTTGGCGTTTGTGATAGCCGCATCTTTGATTTTTGCGGTATCAATTGCCGCATCAGCAATTTTTGCAGTAGTAATTGCTGCATCTTGGATGTGCGCGCTCTTGATAGATGCCGTAGCAATGTATGCGGTATCAATCCAAGTACCCGGCGGGTAAGTCACACCATTAACGGTTGTGTTGGTTGTTGTGACCAGGAATGGCTTTTTGCCACCACTTGGAGGGCCAATGTAGAAGTTGTCTGCATTGACGCCAAAAGTGGAAGTCACTTTACCATTAACTAGGTCAGAGATTAAGCCATAGCCTGACATTACACCGTTATTGTCAATCGTAATCGTCTTGATGTTTCTAATGCCATCAATTGATTTTGACTGCTCAGAGATAGCACTTGTGTTTCCACCGACAGCAGTTTGTAAACTAACAATATTGCTGGCTTGAGTTGAAACTTTGCCATCAATGGTTGAAACTTTGGCGTCTAACGTATTTACCGCCGATGCTTCAGCTTTATTGGCAAGCCCGTCGCTAAGGGTTTTGATGTCCTGAGTCCATGAGCCCCAAGTTGATGTACTGGTGCTACGGCGTTCAGCAGTAAGTTTCGAATCTGTACCTCGTGCAATCTGGATGATCGGACCACCAGATGCGTCAGTCCAATAAACGTATGTTTCAAGGGAGACATATGTACCCATGCCAGTCAAACCTAGCACAGAGGCTTGCTTGAACTCGCGAACGATACGCAATGGATAGTTTGACCAATACCACGATGGAGGCTGATTAGTAGATCGAGTATCGGATACTGCAACATCCTTTAATAAGCCATTCACAGATGCATTCAGCGAAGTAATACTTGAGCCTTGAGAGGTAATTGCACCTTCGGTTGTAGTTACGCGGTTGGCGAGGTTTGTTAGAGCCGAACTATCTGCCTTTTGAGCAAGGGTGGCATTGATGTTTGTGACGCTATTGTTGAGCGAAACAATATTGTTAGATGCGGAAGTTACACGGCCGTCAATATTTGTAACTTTGGAATCAAGCGTACTTAATGCAGACGAGGTTGCTTGCAAGTCGGTTGCTAATTTCTTATTACCTGTAATGTTACGTACTTGAATGTTCGTAACATGCCATTGCTGCCCCGCTGCCTCTGACGCAGCAATACTTACTTGAAGCCAAGGTCGAATTTCAACCATGCCATTTGGCACAGTGAAATAACCTTCCACCATACCCCAAGCATTTTTATCTGTAGACTTGACGGCAACACTATACCAAGTATAAGTACCTGCACTGTTTCGAGTATTGAAACCAAGTACAGCAGAAGCGATTACTGATGTATTTGGCGTCGCAAACCAAGCCGAAACATAGAACATGTCGCCAACATTACATTTGACGAAAGGACCGTAATAACTATCGCGGTTATTCAGTCTTAATGCTTTTGGAGAAGGCGGGTTAGGTGCTGCGTCAGTCGCATCAACAATTACGCCAGATGTCCAATCGCTTTTCGGGTCTACGAAATCAGGATTAAGAACAAGATTCGATAAATCGTTGTTAGTAATCTTGTTGGTTAAGGTGGTAATAGAATTACTATGGGAAGTAATGGTATTACCCTGCTGGCTGACAGTGTTTGACAGGGTGTTAATCGCATTCGCATTGGCTGCAATAGCATCGCTATAAGCTTTTGGAATGGTGTCGTTTACAGCCGTTACATCAAATACTTCGTATGAAGCAAGAATCACAAAGACTGGATTATCAACCGTTGGTACTGGCGGGGTAGTACCGGCAATTACGCGGAAATGACCTTGAATAGTAGAGCCACTTAAATCAGCCCCACCTTGTACGACAGAGTAGTACGTTTCAAATTTGCCAGTTCCTAGATCATTACCCAAGATTCGGATGTATCCACCCGTACCCGTAGCATTACCGATGGCTTGTAATTTTGTGCCTACTGGCATCTTAATAATTTGTTTAATTAAGAATGTCTTATTAGCAGTAAGCACGAGCGTTGGAGCAGTTGGATACCAACCACCACCCAACGCTTGAGTTGCCTTAATAAGCATTTCATGGGTTGAGCCAGTTGGGTTGTCTGTTGACTTGGCTTGCTTAATCCATGAGGTTCCCGCAGGGAAATTGTATGCAGACAAACCGCCCGAAGAGGTAGTTTTAAAAGTTGGATCCTCGCGTAGAGGCTTACCAAGCGATAACAGTCGCGCCAGAACATTTACGTCGTTCAAGTTGCTGTTTGTTAGATCAAGGCTATTGCTAAGCGAAGTAATCTGCCCGCTTTGACTTGAAATCTTGCCCTCGGCTGTTTCCACTCGGCTAGTTAAGTTATTGACCGCGCTTGAATCGGCTTTGTTTGCCAGTGTTCCATTGATTGAGGTGACGCTATTTTGTAGCGATGCAATTGAATCACTTTGATTGGTGATCTTGCCCTCAGCGGTTGCCATGCGTGTCGAAAGTCCACCAACCGCAGTATTTGTGCTGTTGATATTTCCTTCGGCTGTAGACATGCGCGAATTTAGTGACGTAATCGAATCTGTAGCAGTGGTTAGCCGACCATCGATATTGTCAACTTTTGTTTGGGTCGTTTGAATTGCAGAAGCATTGGCGTCAATTGCAGCCTTTGTATCACGAGGGCTTGGACTCCAAGCGGTAGCCTTTGTGCCCGCTTCAATTTGTAATTTACGAATCGTCGGGATACGGCCAGTTCCATACGTTCCATAGAACTCAATTGTCGAAACAGTTGTACTTGCCGTATGCGCTTTTGGACTAACTGTTACTGAATATTTGGCAAATTGATTTACGATAATTGCATTAACGAAAGTAACGAATTGGTGAGCAGAACCATTTGACGAATAAACTTGAACCGGTCCAGCCACAGGAACGCTCATTTCAAACGAAATCGTGAT